TACAGCACGATTTCCATTTGTAGCAAATCCAATACGTTCACCAGAATCATTATAAAAACCTGTATTAAGATCACCTGTAAACGTAATGCCAGGTTCTCCCGAAGTTCCCCATGGGAAAGCAGCTTGTCCTGAACTAACTGTTAAACCACTGACTAATGTGGTAGATCCTGTAACAGTAAAGGTATTTTCAATTACTCCAGATGCTGCTGTTAATCCACTAATTACAGTTAAATTACCATCAAGCGTAACGTCGCCTGATGCTTCTAAATCAACAAAGAAGCCACTTGTGAAATTTAATGTAGTACCAGTAACAGTAACACCTGTTAGCGTTTGGAAAGTACCATTAGTAAATAATGCATCAATACCGGTTACAGTTGTACCTGTAATATTTGTAAAACTTAAAGCTGTGCCACTAGCAGTAACAGCACTTAAATCTTGAAATATTCCTGACGTAAACTCAACAAGATTACCAGTAACTGTTGTATAAACACCAGTAACAGCTGTAATATTTCCACTAATTGTCGCATCATCATCAACAGTTAATGATCCAGAAACTAAAAAGTCTCCACTAACTGTTAACCCACTAAGAATAACTAACTCATCAAAGGTAGCAGTACCGCTGACATCTAAATCTCCGCTAACAATTAAATTGTTATCAACTAAACCACTGCTTACATTTAAGAAAGAAATGCCACTAATATTAGTAAGCCCATCGCCTACAACATTTCCACTGGTAATAGAAACAGTCCCACTAATATCAGTATTGCCGCTTAATTGAGTTGTTCCTACAACAATAAGATTTCCACCAATATCTGTATTGTTAGCAACATCTAAAACACCACTAACTCTTAAATCACCTGTTGCAGTTACGTCACCAGAAACAACAACACCTGTAACACTAACGAAACCTCCTGTAATAGTAGGAGCAGTAATTAAAGTATCAAAAGTACCTGACTGCCCTGTAATTGTTTCGCCACTAATAGTTCCTGTGACGCTAATACCGGAAGCAAAATATCCTGATCCACTTGCAAAAATATCTTGTAAAACGGTAAAATCACCGCTAATAGTCTGATCACCACTAAAGCTTAAATTTGCAGCAGTTAAAGTGGAAACATTTATTGTTGTTGCATCAATAGTATCGCCTGTAATTGATGCTCCAGATAGTGTTGTATATTCACCTGTAGCACCTGAGATGTAAGTTCCTGTAATATTTGTAGCTGTTAAATCACCTGTAACAGTAAGGTCATTACCAATAAAACCATTGGTAAATTGTATAGTTGTTCCAGTTAAAGTATTGACGTTAATACCAGTGGCTGAAACATTTGTGAAGTCACCAGTAGTTAGTGTTAAAGCGTTTCCTGTTGCTGTTGTGTATCTAATTACATCACCGGTTATTGTTGCGCCTGAAAGGGTTCCCGTTGAAGTAAAGATGCCTGTTTGAGCAATTACAGTGGTAAAACTAGCAAGTTCTCCTGTAATTGTTTGACCACTAATAGTACCTGTAGCTGTAATACCACTTACAAGAAAAGTACCACTAACTTCAACGGTTCCAGTGGCAATTAAATCTTTTACATTAGCGTAATCAAATAAACCAGATACAGCATCAAGAGTATCTGTTACAGCAAAAGTAACTGCAGTGCCATCATCAATGCCTACAGAATCTCCTGTAATTGTTGTTCCAGATACATTGTCAAAATAACCACTAACAAAATCAATTGTTGTGCCTGTTGCAATTGTAAAATTGCCTGAAGTAACTTCTAAATAATCACCTAATAAATTATTAACATCAATTTGATTTCCTGTTATATTTCCTGTTACTGTTAAATCATTGGCAATAAGCAAATCATTTCTAATAATTACATCTTGTTTAAAATCTGCATTACCACTTACTGTTAAACCAGTGGCTAATGTAGCTTCACCACTGACTCTTAAATAGCCTGATACAATTAAATTGTTTAACTCAAAAGGATCGATTTCATTATAGTTAATATAATATGTATCTAAATATTCACGAAAACCACTGAAAGTAATTTTCTTATTGCGTAGAGCAGGGTCAACTTCAAAAACGTGCACCAAATTGAGCACGTCTGCATCGACAATATCCCCTGGAAGAATAGCGGGAAAATCTGTTATCTTTCTATTTGGCACCCTGCTCTAAGCCAAGTCCTCATTTAATTATAGGACTGCTTATTTACCTTTGATTTCGATACGCGAAATTAAATCAGTAGCAAAGCTCCAAGTGAATTGAACTCCTGTTACGATTCCGCAAGCCAATAAAAGCGTTAACAATAACTCTGCAAGTGTCATATTGCGTTTTACATAAACTATTTGCGGCGTTGAATTGCTTGTAACTACTGGCACTTCTTGCTTAAACGGCATTTGCATAGGTTGTTCTTGTTCAACAGAACGCTTTGCGGTTACTTGCTGAATTGCATCTTGTAGTGCTTTTTGTCGCATTTCTTCAAAATTAAAACTCCTTTTTTCAGGCATTTGCATTTGTGCCTGATTAAATTCAGTAGGATTTTGATATCGTTCGCCAGCCGGATCAACGTAATAGTTTCCTTCTTGCTGAGGAATATTGCTAGAAGGTACTTGATCTTCCATGCTTGTCGGGTTATTCTGCATACAAACTGTAGCATTTATTTTTATCTATGTCTTCTGACATCAACAAAGAGTTATCAGTTATTGCAGGAGAACTAAAAGGAATCAGAAACATCCTTGCTTCGATATGGCATTCTAAATACAGCAATAAAGAAACGGATCAAGTCAGTCCTGAGATCTATGCAGATGAATACATCTCAACCGAAGAATGTGCCAAACGCCTTGGCGTAACTGATCAAACAATTCGCAACTGGATTCTACAAGGTAAGAAAAAAAATAAACCAGATAATTTTACTGGTTGGGTCCAGGGGGTTCATTATATTGTCATTCCTGCAGGTAAAACTAAACAACTTGTTCGTATCCCCTGGAATCAATTAATCCTTTCTTTTCATAAAGGTCCGGAAGCAAGTCTTCGTACATTTGATGGTGGAAGTGGAATGTATAAACAACGACGCACAGAATTAGAAAATGTCGGCATCCCGAAAGAATAATTATGGCTCACCGTTTTGATGGCATCGTGATTAGCGCTTTAACTCTAGATAATTATCAGGAACTTCTCCCAGTGAGCTTAGCTTCGCAGGTACGTCTTTTTTTACCACCAGAGGGTTCTTTTGATGATGGTTGTTTACAACGCTATATAAAACTACTGCATGATTTTGAAGTCGAAGATCCTAACAGTAACATGACTTTGGCGAATCGTTTGCGTCTAGCATTTGTAAACATGGAGCCAGATACAATTTGTAGTCGGTTCCCCAATGCAGATCTTCCTTTAAAACGCAGGCTTCGTTGTGTTGCTGAATACTTAATACGCTCAGGGGAGTTTAGAAAAATGCGAAACGAAAATGATAAATTAATAAAGAAACGTGGCGCACTAGGAAAGATGGTTGTTATTTATGAACCATTGCCTAAAATGCTACAAGCTTTACACAAACAACGTTTAATTGATCATGGATAGACGCGAGAAATTACTAGCTTCTGTAATCGGAGAAAACTTTGATTCTGCTAGCGCCAAGTATGCAGATGCAACAATTAAACTGCTTCTTGGTGATATGGGTAAATACTTCAATAAATTCTGGGAAACAGAAGGCCCTGGAATAATGTGCTTTCAGCCAAACAACAACGATCGTTCAATGTTTTGGTTGACACTAAAAGAACTACACGCTGCTCAGGAATCTTCTGAAGGAGAGCTTCAAGAAACGTTTAAAACAATTTTAGAATCTGCTCAAAAACTTGATCCTGCAGCAGGCGCTGGTTATATCATCAATGACCACCAAGGGATGCGTTATTTTGCAATTGATTATAACCAGGTTAGTGATTGATGGGTATCAAAAGAGGCAACATTAAAACTGAAGATTTTGAGTGGGTTACCAATCGAGATTTAATCGATTCCGCTCATATGCTTTTAGGAGAGATCACATTAGATCCTGCTAGTTCTGATTTCGCAAATCAGTACGTACAAGCAAAAAATTACTACACACCTATTAATGACCCGCTTAATGAAGACGAATGGTACGGTAACGTTTATTTATTCCCCCCTCAATTTTCTTATTACTTTAACAAAAAAGAAGATAAATGGATTCGCACCAGGGGCTTGTCTCCTACTTTAACTTCAGGCCATGCGTTGTGGTGGAAAACACTGAAGCGAAAATGGCTAGAAGGCAAAGTAGAGCAAGCTATTTTTTTCAGTAATTATATTGACATAACGATGTATGTACAAGACATCTTTGATCATCCTGTTTGCATCATGAAATCAAGACCCAAGTTGATGCGTCATTATCTTGCAACGGATGAAACAATGCATAAAACCACGGGCTGTAGTGTCATAGTTTACTTACAACCACGTGATAATGTGCAAGAAGCTACAGAGAATTTTGTTGATATCTACAGCGAAAAAGGAAGAATTTTGGTGTAGATTATCTTCATTGGATAAAGCACATGTCTGTTCTTAGCGACAAAGAAATCCGTAAATTAGCTGAGGAAGGGATGATAACTCCTTTCCAGGATTATCTTGTCAATAAAGAAAACGATGTCCCAGTCTTAAGTTATGGGCTTAGCTCGTATGGATATGACATTCGTTTATCTCCTAACCAATGTCTTTTATTTGGCGGTGTGCAGCATGGCATGTGCGATGCCAAAAACTTTGATCCTGAAATTTTAAAAGAAACTGAATTGCATAAGGATGAAAGGGGTCAATATTTTATTATTCCGCCTTATGGTTACTGTTTAGGCGTTGCTATTGAACATATTAAGCTCCCACGAGATGTCACTGTAGTTGCTGTGGGCAAGTCTACATATGCCCGTGCTGGCATTATGGCAAATATTACACCAGCTGAAGCTGGCTGGGAAGGCCATTTGACTTTAGAAATTAGTAACTGCACTCCATTGTTTAATAAAATTTACGCTAACGAAGGTATCTGTCAGCTCTTGTTTTATCAAGGAGAGCCTTGTGAAGTTAGTTACTTTGAACGTAAAGGCAAATATAACAAACAACCTTATGAAGTAGTCCTTTCTAAAGTCTAAAATTTTAGTATGGCTAGACTAAGGGTATAGCTTTAGTAATAAAGCCTACTGGTTGACGGTTGTGGCTTATCTGCATAATTTGTTGAACCGGCCCTGCCAAATCGATCTCCTTCGATAAAAGCAGGGGTTTGTCCTTCTCTGGTTGTATATGGCTGATCGTAGTTTCTTTTCTGGCGAAACTTTCCAGCTGAACGAGCTGATTTCAAGAACTTTTCAACACGACGCTGCTGTCCTACGTTGCGAGTATCCGCAGCACGGGCAATTTCTTTTTCATCATCATCTAACCGGCGAATATCTACGTCGTAAGAACGCTCAGGATTTAAATCGGTAATGGAAGAACCCGAGCTACTTCTTCCTTCACCAATATCTGGAATTAGCATCGAATTGTATCACTTATAATGTAGTTTAAATCAGGAAAATATTCATGGATGCTTTTTTAAATGCTTTCATTGAAGGCAATTATAAATTAAAGCAGCGTTTAACAAATCTAGATACTTTTGGTCAGCCTCTAGATAACGATGCTAATGATGTACCACTTTACGATCAATACAACACTGGCTTAGCTGTTACCCAACAAGACATGCCACGTGATAACTTAAGTATAGATCCTAGAGCGCAACCACGATGCGGATTAACAGGAATGATTCCCAGCGCAGAGATGGGAATTATGCACGGGGCACAGCCTCAACCAAGGCAACTACTGGTGGATATGGGGCAACTGTCGCCGGAGGAACAGGAAGTGTCAATGGCGATGCAAAGGAAACTAAAGCAAGGCGTGAATCGTTGAAGGATTTGTTTGAACCAATTGATACAAATGAGTTGACTGAGATCAGCGATTGTCCAGGAGGTGTCTGTCCTGTCCCCTGGGCAACAGATACTAGTGGTAATGATGAGCCAAAAGAAACATCAATGCGTCCTGTATTAATTAATAACATTAATCATCCTTCACACTACACAGAAGAAGGTGGTATTGAATGTATTGAAGCAATTGAAGCACAACTTACTTTTGAGGAATACGAAGGGTTTCTTCGTGGCAATTGCGTTAAATATTTATGGCGTTGGAAAAATAAAGGCGGTGTGGAAGATTTAAAAAAATGTCGTTGGTATCTTGATCGTCTTATTGAAGTAGCAGACGCAGAGAAAAATTAATCTCTTTGGCGCCAGTCGTCTGTTTTTTCCTGGCTAAACCATTCCACAATGTCATCCGCACTGTCAAAACCGGTGCGGTAATTTTGTGGGTCTGGATCACCAAGATCCATTGCATTCATAAAACCATCAAGACTGTTTTGTTTCATTTCTGGGTTATGAGCAATGCGTCGTGCGCGCCTTAAAAGCTCACCTGCTGATCGATTAGCTTTAGCTAACTTCTCAGCCCAGATCATATCTTTTAATTGAACTGGTTCTTTACAAGAAATTTTGTTACAGATAAATTCAAGACGTAATCTATATTCCGTTGACAACATGCACTACTGTTTATTCTGTTTTGATTATAAGTGATTCGCAACAAAAAACTTAAAAAGGAGCAAAATCATCTCCTTCTTCGTCTTCATAATTTTCCTCGTTCATCATTGATAAAGCAAGTTGCGCTAACTCAATATCAGAAGGAAGGTCAAATTCTAGCTCGATGTCTTCTGCTTGCAACATATCTTTAACTGCTTGAATCTGTAGCAAATGCTGGTGATAAAGATTCAAAATGGCATCTTGAAGTTCATCCCATGTCATCTCTTTGACGGCAATCTCTGCCTTACGCATTGCCAATTGAAGATGCAGTGGCATATCAAATTCCTTAGTGGTAGATTCACCCATACCGTTTGCCATTACTTTATTTATTTTAGTCCAAACATTTAAAGATTGAATCTAACTCATCTTGGGAAAAATCCGTATAAGGATCGGATTCAAGATCAAAATCATTGGCGAACTCAGACAATGTGTAGGGACTTACTGATTCTTGCAGTGTACGTATAGCACGTACCTGATGTGGAGCAGCAACATAATTCCTGAAAGCCTTTAAAAGTATGTCATCTGATGTCCAGGAATTTGTATTGTATTCCTGAAGAAATAATTTAACTTCTTGCCTACGTCTGTCAATTAATCCACCAATGGCTTGATGCGTGGCATCAAAAATCCATTTAGTGATTTCTCGGGATGCCTGGATATAATCTTCCTGTTCGCACCAGTCAATAATACTGCTATAAAGAAAAGGTTCCCAGCCTACTGAATGGACAAAAGAAATTAACGCGTTAAGCATAGAGGCATCAAGACCTAAGTTTAATTTGTTTAGTTCATTAGCAATAACGTTTACTTCTTGCAGTAAATACTCCATTGCTTTTTGCTTGGTGCAGAGATGTCCTTGCTTGACCGGAGATCCATCTGGGTAATAAGTAGTACCATAGCCAATAAGATAGGCTTCCTGGCCTGTCGTAGGGTCACAGAAAGCCTTCTCATGGAACCCCTCAAATTTTTTAATCAGCTGAACAGCTTCTTTGTAGGGGTACATATTGGTACATTAATTACCAATATATTATCTTATTTCTTCAGTGCAGTGGTTACAGGAAATTTAATTTTTGAGTATTCTGCATACAGATGTTGTTCCTATATTCAATTTTCTACCTATTTCACTTTTGGAAACCCCTGAGCTAAAAAGATCTTTAACTAAATTTTTAGTTTCAGCAGAAATGCAACAGCGTCTATTGCTAGCCTGTTTTTTATTGGGTATCCAAATACAGTTAGAAGGGGAGTAATCTCCGTTAACATCTTTTCGTTCGATGGTCATGCTAGTTGGTCTTGGTCCCATTACTCTGCAAAACTCTTCAAAGGATTGAAAAGAATTTTTAATTCCTCTGCCGCCATAATTTTTATAGTCCTTACACTTTGGATTTGTACATCTATAGTTTATAGATACCCATGTTTTATAAAGTGGATGTTTTGAGTATCCGTGTTTAGTTGCTTTTTCTTTTTGTAAACATCCGCAACTTAATGTCTTACCAGAATTCAAGCTCATTCCATAAGTAGTGAATATGGTTCCACACGAACAAAAAACAACCCAGCGAGTTGTCTGATGTTTATTACTAGGACTGTAACCTAATACTGTTAATCGCCCATAAATTTTGCCTTTTTTGTCTACGACACAGCCATATAATTTGCTCTTAACCTTTTCCTTGTCCACGGAGCCGTTTTCGTCGGGGTTTCATCTTACTATTTTTAGACTGCCCCTGATGAGTTTTCTTGGGTTTGCCAATGACGTAGCCGCCGCCTTTTTTCATTGGATTTATTTATCTCTTTGAATTTTACCAGATATTTAATCCACTAGCAACAAAGATAAAAGGTAATACGGCCCACGCTTTGCACGACCAGTAGCCTGCAGTTAGTTTACTCTTTTTTTCATCACATTTGTGTCTAGCTCTAAAGCTTTTGCGTCTGGCAGGATCATTTTTTTTGATTGTCATATTTGCATCACCAAAGCGGATAATCGTTTGTTTATTTCCCTCACAGCCTTTTACGACAGATTTTTTGCCGCCTCTAACGTCCCGCCTTGGTTTATTGCATGCCATCTTGTCTTTATGTAATTTCGCTGCTTTAGCAGCTTTCTTATGTTCTGCCACTATTAACCAAATAAAGAGCTATATGAACCCATCATACTTCCCCCTGAATTAAAGCTATCTTCTTCTTTTTTTTCGTCACTAAAAAGATCAAAATAACTTTTTGCTTTTTCTTGTCCTGTTTGTTTTTTATCTGAGTCAGCAGAAGTACCACTTCCTAAAATATCATCTCCATCGCCCATAAAACTTGAAACAGAGGCAAGCGCTGAAAAAGGATCATCCTCAATATCACCAACTAATTCATTGATATCACCTATTTTTCCTGATGCAACTTTATCCATTAACGCTACATCTTCTTTGTCTAAGTCAGTCATAAACTCATTATAAAATTCTTCTTCAGTTCCTCCATATCCTCCTTTTTTAAATATATTATAGATACTAGTAGCGCTAGGATTTTTTAATTCTTTTTTGTCTGTTTCTCTTTCAATATAATCAGCTCCTAGATTTAATTGATTTAAATCTTTATCTCGTTCATTTAAATATTTAATCTCTTGTCGAATAGCAAGCGCGGAGTTTCCGGAGACTGCTTCTTCAACATATCCTCTTAGTTCATCTAAAGAAGCATCTTCTTCTAAACCTAATTCTTTTGCAAGTTCTTTCCATTCTTCTTTATCTTCAAAAGGATCTAAACCTTCAAAAATTTCATCTGTAAATTCTTTTGGCGTAGTAAATTTTTGGAAAGCGGTTCCTTTATCAAGTTTTTTTAATGCAGGCAAAACAACATCTGCAAAATTTTTGTCAATATCATATTTGGTAACAACGTCTTCTGCAGGGTCATAACCTTTTATTTGACCAATAATTTGATAATGTAATTTAGCAAAGTCTTCTTTTTTGTTGAGATCTAACCCATAATAATAAGCCCATTGGTTCCATGTAAGATCACTTTTGTCTCCAAAGATTTTTATTTTTTGATTTGGAGTTTTTTTTGCTTTCGCCCAATCATTTTTTATGTTTTCACTTTGTTTTTGATAGCTTGTTTTTCTTGCTTTGCTATAATCTTTGCTTGAAGTTTTCAAAGGATTAAAGTAAAAATCAGCATTAAAAGATGATGTTGTTCCTTTAAGGCTATCGATGTATTCTTTTGCTTTTTCTTCAGACTTGCTTTTTAATGCGTTAAGAGTTGTTTGTGTTTGAAACACGTTTTGTGTTTCAATTTTATTTCCTTTTTCGTCGTATTTGGGAACAATACTATCAATGTATTCAGAAAATTCTGACATTGATTTAGATTGATTAAAGCGAGGCGTTAAGTAATTGTTAATAAAATCGTTTATATCTTTTTTGTCTAATGCATATTCTTCTTCAATTTCTTTGTCACCATCTTTTGTTTTAATCTTGACGCTCTTCATATTTTCATATTTTTTGGTGAGTGTTTCATCAAACCATTTTTGCCAGTTACGAATAGTGTTATTACTGGATAAGCCGGTTGCTTTTTCAACCACACCTGTTAATGATTCTTTAATTCCTTTAGTATTTTCTCCGCCTAATGCAAGAATACCTCCGATACCGCTATCACCCAGAAGTGAATTAACAATGGTTTCATTAGAGTTATAAACCTCTTCAAAACCTGGCATGTCTCTATACAAACCAAGTTGCGCTTCTTCTTCCTTTGCCTTTGTTAATTCTTCTTGTGCTGTTTTTAAAGCATCTAAAGCAAGCGTACTAAATGCAAGTTCTTTTTTTTCATAGTCTTTTCCATAACTACCATAAAAATTTTTCTCCATTGCGTTTCTAACGAGTGCTTTTTCTGCATCTGTTTTTCCTCCATATATTTCTTTATAGCTTTCTGCTGCAGCAGCTGCTACTGCTTTATTTCCTCGAATATTATTACTCTTTCCGTAAGTTGAATAACGATAAGACAAGTAATTATCTAACGTTCCATACCTAGAAGTTACATCTAAATTTTTATAACCATAATTACCTATTTTTTGATTACCAGCAGATTTCCATTGTTCTTGTGCTTTAGGGTCTTTAGTTGAATAATATTTCGTATCAAGTAATCCAGTGGGAGGCTGCTTACCATTTTTTGCAGCATCCCATTTTGAAACTTTATTTTTTGAATAAAAAACATCTGCCAATTCTTTTGTTTTGCCTTTGAAGAAATTATCAACAACTGTTTTGTCTCCTAAGTTTGATGCTAGTTTTACCAGGTCGTTATAATTTCCTCCTTTGCTGCCATTGAATTGATTAACTAAATTAGTGTACTTATTCCTTGCAGATATAGATAAAACATTTGAAAGCTTTGGATTTAATCTTAATTGTTCTTTTCCCTCTTTATTTTTTACTACTTGGACAAGGGGGGCATCAGTTTTAATCATGCCTGTTCCTTTTTTGCCTGAGTTCTGCCACTGCTCCATTGCAATAGCATATTTCTGCTCAGGAGTTGCATTCTTTGGCAAGTTACCTGACAAAGTTGAATAGTTATTTTTTACTAATTCCTTAAAAGTTTGTACTTCTTTTCTTGAATTAAAACTTTTAAGCCATTCCTTACTTTCATAAGCTTTCATATTTTTTGTTTCTTTTTTTAGTTCTTCTCCCGTTGGTGGTCGCCCTAAATAAGTTTCATATGCTGCTTTAACAGCATTTTCAGGTTTAAAAGTTTCTGGATTAAACCTAAAGCGGTAGTTATTATCTAAAATTTTAATTGCTTTCTTGCGATCACCTTTGTTTTCTGCCAGTATATTTTTATATGCGTCATACCACCCATTACCAGGTTCTGGCACTCGCCCATAAACGTCTAAAAATAACTGCGTAAATTCAGGATCATAATAAGTATTTACTTTAGCCATTATGCTGTTTTAAAGCTGTCATCAATTGATTCTACTTCATTTGAAAAGAAGCAGAATATTTGATGATTCATCCATTGTTTAATTTTTTCTAACTTATCAGCACAAAAAAATGTTTGTTTTGTATACCAGCTTTCCATATCTTGGCTTGCTTTATTAGCATTACAACGCCTACAGGCTGGCATTAAATTGTACCAATTAGAACAACCTGATTTGTATTTTGGAATAATATGATCTAATGAAGTGGCTGTATCACCACAGTATCCACATTTATGATCCCAGGCGTTATATATTCCTTCTCTAAATCGTTTCTTCGCAAGTTTAGGTCGTAGTTCAACAAGGAGGGCGAGTGGTTCGTTCTCCGTCCTGAACATAATATTCTTGCTACTAAACCAATTTTAATCTACATATGTTTACGTAAATACACACTGATTAAAACAAAATAAACAGCTTGACATTTCTTTGTCAAAGCCTATTTTAAATATGTAGCTCAAAGCGTTCCATGCTTTCCAAAAACTGGGTTCCTGTCCACAAGGCAGAAAAAATTCTTGAAATCAAGCGAGACGAACTTCATCGCATGCGTGATGATGGTACCTTCAAGCTTGGCAAGCATTATGGCGCAGGACCTCTTACGCGGTCAAGGGACACCTACTATTGGAATATTCCTTTAGTTGAAAAGCAGTTAAACGCTATGCATAACACAGCTCAGAGTGCTGCTTAATAGGTGTGTAGTAAACTTTGCGAACCTTGTAAGCAAGGAGGAGGCCTTTAACATTTAAACCACACTTGCCTTCAAGGCAAGCGTCATTTAATTTTCTGGAGATGGGTAACCAGCGGCTCTTCGTTCTGGAGGGCTGCTTTTCTTTGAGTTGAAATAAAATAACCCACTGCGGATGCAGGGGTTTAAGGGGACGTTTTTTTGATGTGATGTTAATAGAGTTGTCGTCATTCCAAGTAAAAGCCTTAAGACTACTTGGTGTTTCTCCAAAAGTAGCTACCATGCCTAGAAGCCAACCAACATCTTCTAAGCCTGGTTGGGCCATGACAGAAAAGACTTCGTCAACAATGCGTGGATCACTAGGCAAATGCTGATGAATCATGGTATGTCTCGCTGGTTGTTAGCACTATAGACACAGGGCCAAACCAAACTGTTTGTCTCAAGCTTTTTATCAAGAAGGCTTATTGCTTCTTAATGAAGACATTATAAAGGATTAACCCATGTCAAGTCAAATTCAGTTCTATTGCCCTGGCTTCTCGCCTGATACTGGAATATATGGCTGATTATTTTTGTCATACATAATAAAATAATTCATATCAATAAACTCAGTAGGAACATTAAACAAACGTTGCATCATTGGCATCATCATTGGTGCTTGACAGTTATATGGTGGTACATCCATATAGCTGATGCCATGATAAACAACATTTTCAAAAGCCTTAGCTTGTTCTTTTTGTGTTTTTTCAATTAATTCATTCTCCCATTCCACCATTCCAGCGACTTGTGCAGGGAAGTCTGATGGTTCCGTAGGAAACTCTCCCTCCAAATATCTCATCGCATAAATATGTTTACAATATCTGTATTGATCTAATACATAAGTCCAGTTATCTGTAATGCTTGTAATTGCTAAGCCACTCTGTGTATAGTCACCATATCTAGGCATGCCTTCCGCAATTTGAGTAGGAGAAGGATTATCACCAAATCCCCTTCTATAAACAGATCCAAATTCACTGTAAACACCTGGTACATCTCGATATAGTGTTTTTGGGTCTCTTACATCTTTAGTAATGCCACTACTAGCGATACCTAACAACTGATAGCCACTAGGTGCAACTAAAGTCATTGTTCTATTTTGTACAATATCTTGATTTGCTTTTGTCATCGCTGCATTTAAACGATCACCGTTGTAATACATTTCTTCTGAACGACCTGGTTTTAAACTTGCAACATTATTTCTTGGAAATAAAGGCCGCTTGTATTTACCAACATTAGATAAATATGCATAATTTCTCCTAGTAAAATCTTGACAAGAACAACAAAATCGATCTCCATTTTGAAAAAACCTATCTTTATGAGGCGGTATTCTAGATGGAGTTACTAATACACCATCAATTGTTGCTTGTACAGAACCTAATTTTTCTAATTTTAAAATTCCTTGAAATTGATCAAGATCAGACAGAACAGCTTGAACAAAGCCATATCGAATATTAGTAGCTGGGTTCCTCGTATCTTTATTAATTGCTTCGCCAGAAACGGTTAAAATTTTATCTTCTAAAACGTCGCCATTAATTGGTTTAATGCCAAATGGCTGGCCAGAAAAAGTAACATATAAAGGTGGCGGTACAGGATTAATAAAACTAAATGTACCACTAAGTTGTATATACCAATAATTCTCATTGTCTTGCGGTAAACCTAAAAATAAAGTTGTTTTTGGAACCTCACCTGAGATCGCCAATGGGGTCCCAGGGCCTGATGGATTATCATCTAAACGATCAAAACGTAAATTACCAGCGAGGACGTGTCCTGCCCAATGCATACCAAGTTCTTTGTTTGCTGTGGGGAAACCTAAAAAAGCACCAGAAATTAATGGTTCACGGTTTCCTACTGCTCCACTAGATCCTGCTGTTGGGATCTCGTAAACAAAAGGATAACTAAATTCTGATAATGCTAAGTTAGAAGTTGCAAGTTCGTAGCCTCTTCTCCAGCGGGACCAGGAAGAGTTACGATCAATTGTGTAAAGAGAGTTTGGAATAGAACCGCCAAATTCTGCTGTAATAGGTTCTACTTTATAAGGTTTTATTTCAGCGACTTTACCAAAAGACTTGCCGCCAAAATTACCAAAGCTTCCTCCTGAGCGTTTGGGTTTTGACGCCATGATTAATCAATAGTAACCGCCTTGTGCAATAACATGTGCACCAGGAATTAAACCAGAAGTTGTGCTATAAACACCTTTTTGAAGAACACCGATATAAATACGATCACCGCGTTGAAGATTAATAGCGCGATTTTTAAGAGGAGCACCTTCTTCAATACCATTGATATTACCAGCAGACATAACAGGAGCTGATAATTCAGGCATTTCATTTGTACAATCAACAGCTGTCACATTGACATCCATTGTTTTAGTAAAGATTAAATGATAATCACCGTCAGCAGGAATCGGTACTGTAGTGCCACGGGTGTGGTAAACAGCAAAGGTTACAGCAGGAAGAACACCTGATTCAATTGCGGTATAAACAAAATTAGTACTGTAATCAATATCAACGTTGTAATTACCCGTAGCAGTAGTGCCTGTAAAGGTGTAATAGCCAACGTTTACAGCGCTAGCGAGAACACCTGAATTTTCAATATAAACAGTCTGGCCACTTACAACACCAATGTAGTTACCGGAAGAAGATGCATTAACAGTGTAATCAGGGCTAACAGCAACACTAGTGTTGTCACGCGTAATGCGAATTGAGTCAATAATTCCACCACTGTTGTTATCAGAAGATAGACTTGCATCCATGTCTACCAATAAAGCAGGGCTTTGTCCACCCTGAACAGTTAAGTCCGTTGCTGTACCAACAATTTGGTTGGTAAGCCTTGATCGTGCAATAAGAGGACGATCGATAAAAACAGGTTGTTTGTTGGTATTAGTTGCGCTCATTTTAGGAATTGATTATACAGACCAAGCGGATTTAAATATCCGGATCCTCTTTGAATCATACTATTCATCATAGCAGTAATAGGATCTTTTCTGTTTAATGCTTGATTCATCAAAGAACCAATTAAACTATCTACAAAATTCTTTTCTTTCTTTTGTTTAGTTTCAGTGCCATCACCAATGTAATTATTAATAACGATATTTCCAGTAGGATTGGTTGAACTTGTGTTGGTGTAGCCACCAGCTACTGTTCCATCCGGCACATCTGCAGCATAAGCGGCATTAGAAGAAGGAAGAGGCCCTGCCCCTTGGAACACCTGCACCCCTTTTTCGTATAAATCTTCACTTAAAGGATTAAAGAAAAAATTACCTTGTGGTTCATACATCATATCTCCTCCTGCTCGCACATTACCTGGCTTTCTATTTCCAAGGAGTTCTTGTCCACGGAAGGATTGAGATCCTTGTGATTTTTGAAACGCTGCTCCAACTCTTGAAGGATCTTCTGCAATATTAATTAAACGTTGAAAATCTTCAGGAGAAAACCCGCGAATATTTCGTTGACTAATTTGTTGCGCTGTATAAGGATCGTTAGCTATATATTGTGAAGGACTCTTGGCAATATCAACCATATTAGTGCCGCCCCAGTTACCAGCTAAGCGCCTGGCAAGTAAATTTTGTGCCACACCAGCGATGTCTCCTCCTTGTCCTCCTTGGAATGCTTCACCAGCAATGGTGTTGTAATAAGCATTAGTTTCTGCTGGACTTAAACCAAATAGCTGGGATACGGTAGGCATTAGATGGCTCCTTTACTTAAATAGTCTTTTAAGAATTCTTCTACTCTTTGACTAGATTGATCAAGACGTTTAACATTTGCATCTTCTTCTGCTGCAAATAATTCTGCTTGACTATCTTTAGCGGTCATAGCAACAGGAACTTGAATACCTTGTTGAACAACAAAGTTTTCAGGTGTCTTTTGATAACGCTCAGGGAACGTTGCTGCCATTAAAGGATTATAAGATTCGCGATAAAACTGTGAATATTTAGCTTGATTAATAGCTAAACCAAGATCACGAACTTTATTCATTGCTTCTTGTGAATCTGCTGCTTGACGCCCCTGGCCATAAATAGAGAGACTATAAGCATAAGGATCAACAGGAGCCACTTGTTCAGAGGAAGGAGGAAGATCAGTGTTCTGAGGATTAGCAGTTGGCACGGTGCTTCCGTCTGCTACTGGAGGATTATAAGTTGGGACAATAATTTCATCTACTTCTGGGGTATAAGGTTTAGCATTTGGATCCCAGCCGTTTATTGTCCAGGCTCCGGTCCCCTGTCTGCTGCCTGCAGAAGAAATTGGAGGACCTGCCTTTGTAACTAACGTAGGTTTATTAGTAGTTGGATCAATTTGTAAATCTAAGTAGCCGCCGGGTTTTGTTGTCTCTTTTCTTTGCCGTGGATAAAAAGCATCAAAAAGTTCTTCGCTAACAGTGTTACCAGCCAGGTATCCTCCTATAGCAGCAGCACCAGCCCCTGGTCCTGTAGGAAGACCTAAAAGACCCGCTCCTGCAGCACCTAAAGTACCACCGGCTATACCTACCACACCTCTTAATCCTGTACGTAAAGGATCACCGCCTGTTTGACTTGCGTTATATACATCGTTGGCAATAAGACCTGCATTAACAACAGCACTTAATGGACCAACTTTTACACCTTTAAGGCCTTTAGCACCAGAGGTAGCCTGCCGAAGGGGAGCATTGCCAACAATTCTTTCAGTACCTGTGGCCCTTGGTCGACCAATAGGAGGTGCAGTGGAAGCTCCTTGCCCCCAAGGTGAAAAGTTTACTGGTGCTCTTCCAGCAGATGGCCTAGGTGTATTTGCTCTACGAATATCGCTACTCATTTGTGGAATAGGCGATTGACGCGTTAAACCATAATCAGTTGCATAAGGAGTACCTGGAAATGGAGATTGAGGCCTAACACTGTAATTAATACGGGGTCGAGTTGAGCCTGGAGCGCGTAATTCACCTGTAGGACCTTGACTGCCTGTAAAACTTGTTGGGCCCTTTTGCAGGCTCGATTGCCTTTGTAGATATTGTTGAACCCGATTACGAGCAGCTTCTTTTTCTGCTCCTAAAGGCATATTTTCAATACGATTTAATTCACCAATAATATTGGTGTTTACATTTTGAAATCCAGCACCTTGAAGATTGGGAGGTATATTACGTTGCAGTACCTGAGCTGCTTGTTTTTGTATTTTTTCGTAAGAACTTGTCCCAATAGGATCAACTGGAACGCTGACAGGAACACCTCTTGAGCGTAACCAATTGTCAAATAAAGAATCCATGATCAACGATAGTTAAGGTGAAGGTAAATATTGGCTCCTACTGCAGTGTCAGCTGGGCCTGGTAATGCCTGAATAAATTCAGCGCCAGAGCGCTCATAACGGTAACGTGCTTGGAAAGGATCTTTGTAGTTAGGAACATAAAGAATATGTGCAAGACGATTTGTCTCATACAAATAAACTTCGTCCCATACTTTCAAAGATTCTTTGACATTACTAGAACGAATCGTACGGTCAACGTCACCAACAATGCCTTCAATTCGCGTGCTAGGAGGCTGGAAACCATCCTCATAAGAAGCAAGTTGTGTTTTGCGTTCAGCAGCATCACAACGTCCAATCTGATAAACAAGTTTATCGTGGAAAACTGAATCCGGAACAGAATTCATTGCTTCCTCTAGACGCGCATAGTCCCCCGCCGGAACACTAACAACATAGTATCCCAGGTGGTATCTAATACGGCTTTTATTGAATTCAGATAACTGCACAACGCCCCGTCATTATTTGTTTATTATAATCTGCTTAATTATTTATAAAATAAAAGCCCCGAAGGGCTATTTGTTAAACACGAATTAAATCTGCTGCAAATACATTTTCCCAATCAACACGTGGAATCTTTTTCAACTGCTCTAAGTTATTAAAGCGTTCTCCAGATAATGACATCTGTAAATCTTTAATTTCTTTTGCAGTTTTAATTCCCACGCCTTTAATGTGATCGGCAATCATTTGTGCTGTTGCAGTATTAATATTTAACCGCGTTTCAGTAGGGAATTTACGAGGTTCATCGCCTTTAGCTGCATCTTTTACCTGAAGGGTTTTAACCTTCTTGGTTGCTGGCTCGTCAGGTTCAATTTCTGTTTTGTACACGGTATAAATACGACCGTCTTGGTCTTCTACCATGTACCAATCACCTTCATCCCATTCGGAGACAACTTTGATTCGAGCTCCGTTTTTTTTATGTCGATAAAGCATAAAGGACCAGTGTATTAATCACTGGTCCCATATTACTCTAATTAATGATCAATAACTAAATTGATCAAGAAACAGTGCGATAAGGCAAGTATTGCTCCATGTCGTCATACTCAACAGCCACATCGGGACGGATAAAGCAGACTTCGCAAAGGATGTAACCGGTGCGACCAGCGTCTTTATCAGCATCAGAGATTGCCCAACCACCGTTAGTAGAGGTGGAGTTAGTGGCAGCCTTGGAGTAAACGCGGAAGGTGGTATCAGTGGTGTACTCCTTATACAGCATTGGAGCCGTTAAGGTAGTAGCAGTCTGGAAGGGGTTAGCGCCCAGGCCAGCAGCACCAGCTGCGATGTTGTTAGAGGTAGCGGTCAGGTTTGCACCCTGGACAACACCAGAGAAGCTAACAGGAGCACTAGCAGTACCAGGACCAAAACCGATGACTTGAGTAGCACCAGAGGTGGTCAGGCCGTCTTCAGCAACGCGACCATCGTCCCAGCCAGAGGCCACGGAAATAGCAGCGCGATACACATAAGCAGGACGAGCACTATCAGCGGTAAGAGTCATACCGGTGATGTTGGTGCGGGTGTCGTCATTCTTATAAGGGGAAGGAATGATGACATCAGCAACGGTGGTATAGCCGTCACCAGTAGCAGTGGTAACAGGCACATAACCACGCAGTTGATAAAACTGCCAGCCAGGGTTGGCCAGAACCGAAGTCGGGCCACCCTTTGAAGCATCGTTGCTGCCACTATCGTTGGTGTCAATATTTTTGTACCAACCATTCAGGGGCTCAGTCATGTCCCCTGGATAGATTTTCTTAGCAGATAAGTATGCCATTTACTTTCTCAATAGAGGTTTACTTTTATTTTTTATCAGATATCGCCGTCATCTTGAACGAAGCTAAATGCAGTCGTGATGAAGTCCTTATTCAGAATTTCGAAACCAGCATAGAGCTGCCAGATAAGAATGATGAACCGGCTAAAGTCATCGTTGTTATTGATGAGCACCTGAGCATTGGGGCCGCCAATACCAACACCAACGGACTGAGGACCGAAGAAGTAACCTTGAGCAACTTCCTGAGAAGAGTAGGTGCTACCAGCATCAAACGAAGCAGTAACATTCTTGGTAGGGAAGTTAGTCGACTCGAAGAACTTAACGCCTTCAAACTGAACGCCAGTAGGCATCACAGGTTCACCAGCCAGGAAATAACCTTGTCCAGCCTGGGGACCCATATAGAAGCTGGAGTTGTTAGGCATCATGGGGTTGCCCATGTACATGCCTTGACCAGGATTACCAGAGTAACGAGCGATTTCGCGGAAGTCAGGATCACGACGCAGATGCATCATGAAGACGGGATCGCAAATACAACGATACAGACCGTCAGCGAAGGTAGGAACGTTGCGCTTACGCAGATCCTTGACGACTTCTAAAAGGTCAGTGCGAACAGAGAACTGTTGAACTTGAGCGCCATATTCAGCAACGGTGTAAGACACGCGGCCGCTAGAATCTTTGGCTTTATCGCCAGCAAAATAGTAACCACCTTGAGTAGAAGAGGCTTGACCATTTGCTTCTGCTTTGGCGAGTTCATCAATGAACACGCGGTCACGCCAACGACGATAATCGTCTAACAGGGTCAGAGAGCCGATGCTCTGATGGAACATGTTCAGGTTGCCGGTATCAAGCAACAAACGCTGAGCAGTAATCAGAGTTTCACGAGCAATCTTAAAGGTAGAAGGCTGAGTAGGATCACCCGGATCTGCAGGGCCGGTGTACTCTTTCAGCACAACAAGCACCTTCTCCTTGGTGATGTTGCGGCTGTTAGCAGTACCAATCGTTTGATCAGAGATACGCTCACGGCTATCCTTGGTGCCGGGCGATCCCCAGAATTTATAACGATCAAGCTGAACCGTTTGGCCAGGTTGAGAAGTGAAGTCGTGGACAACCACGGGCTCAACCGCCATCTCGCAAATGTAAGCAGGATGCGGACGGTAAAGCTCCGCACCTAAAATCTTAGGAAAATCGTTGTCTAAGAACACTTTCTTTTATCCTCCAGTGTCGCCGGATTAGTTTGTCAGATTAAAGATCGGACAAAAGTCCTATCTAATGAAAATTTTAGCAGTCTTAAATATTAAGTACTACTTAATACATACGCATAGCAGGCATTTGCATGCTCATACGTGAATTGGATGTGTTACTGGAACCAGGGGCTTCTGGATCAATGGCAAGAC